CAGCCGCAGCAAACTTTTCCACGAAGTTCCCGACGCTCGGCAGCAAAGTTTCAACATCGAGTGCTGCATTCTTTTCTTGCTTCTTCTCACCACGCGCAGCAGGCTTGTCCTTCTCCGCAGCGAACAGGACACCACGCGCACGGCTGAGAGCCATCGCTGCCGGGTGAGAAACCTGCCCCTTGGCATTCTTTTCCCACGCTGGGACGCTGCTGCAGAACAAGGCATGCTCGCGCTCGCGCTCCTTCACGCCGACGCCAGCCTGTGCTGCGTAGTAGTTCACCAGTTCCACGTCAACGCGTTGCTTCTCAACAAGCGTGAGCTTCGCGCACTGCACGAGCAGAGCCTTGCGGGCTTCGCTGCTGGCAGTGACGCCGTTGCTCCACGATGCGATGGCAGAGCCGATGGCCGACAGGGTCTTGACATGCTTAGACATAACGATCTCCAAATGTGTGCAGTGACAGTTAGTTAACACGTTGTTAACTAATCTGTATCGATAGGCATGCACCACTCCAATCGATACATCTATTTTACCACGACAGAGAGAATGGCCCCTGCCATGCTGCCCCGTGAACCCCACCTACCCCCACCCCCCACAATGGGGCTTGACAGTACTGCGCTGCGCATACACACTATTCCACTCAAACGAAGAACTCATTTCGAGAACTATGAAAACGTCAAGAAAAGCTAAAGACCCTGATCCCATCTGGGGTAAATCTTTGTTACAAGAACAAAAATACCGCGCCCTGTACTACAAATACCAAGCAGAAAAAACTGATCTTTTTGATATAGGTGCAAGCTATCTACGAGACATCGTTAAACAGAGGCAGAAGTAATGACTATGGAACCATTACTAGCCGAAGCACTACGCTGCTACTACGAAAAGCTGCCACACGCGGCACGGTGGATAATAAAAAGACACATCACGGAGAAGCAAGCAAAATGAACCCATTCAAAAAACCTGAACCGCGCCCCTTCAACTTCGTCCTCCACCGCGCTTTGTGGCACTACTACCACGGCACCCCGCGCGTCTCTCGGCTCCTTCTTAGCGACTATGAAAAATATCGCGCCGCAGGCTGGCAGTAAAGACCCTACTCTGAGTAGGGGTATTAGTGAGAAGACCACAGCGTTGATTTACTACTACATGAAACTACCGAAGAGCAGAAGGATGTTGATGGAAAGAATAGTGAAATTAAGGAAAGCGCTTGACAACCCCACCCAACCAGCGCAAAATTAAAATCGTTGGGGACGGGTGAAGGCTAGCACCGTGTACTTTCGCCGCCAAGCAAGAACCCGGATTGCACCCGTCCCCAGCGCTTCCCTCACGCATACTAAAAAATAAAGACCCTACTGTTGACTCGGACAAACACATCGAGTACAGTATTTCTCAGCGGCACTTTCGCCGTGTTCAACCCCAAACTCTGCGGAGCTATAAATGACTTTTGCAATTCAATCTGGTGTTCCCATCCCCTCCAAGCGCACCGTTGGTCGCCAAGGTGGTTCCAAGTACCCGTTCGCGCAGATGGACGTTGGCGACATGTTCTGGGTCACTCACGGCGTCAAGCCCGCCACTATGCGTAGCGCAGTCGGCGCATACAACAAGCGCTACCCGGAACACGGCAAGTTTGCCGTCCGTCAAACCGCTGATGGCCTGGGCGTGTGGCGCATCGAGTAAGAGAAAAAAAGAGGGGCGCCGGTTAACTCACGGCGCCCCTTGAAGTGGCCTCGGAGAAAGGCCACACCCCAAAAATAAGGTGATACAGTCTAGCATGCTTGCCCACCTTTTAACCCTTGAACCCGAGCCGCTGCTTTCAGCGGCTTCGTCGTTTGTGGACGAGGAAAAAGTCCAAGCGCCTCAACTTCTTGCCGCCAAGGTGAACACGGAACAGTGGCTACGCGAGATGGGGGCGGAAGAGCCAGCAGCGCTCGATCCTGCGTACGAAGCGGCGCTGGCGGTACATGCCTTCGGGAACATGACCGGCGCCCTTCCTGCAGCGTCTCCAGAAGAAGCAAAAAAGAACGTGATGGCGTTGCGGACGCCCGAGGCTGTGCAAAAAGTCGTGGGCATGCTGTCCCAATACGAGTGGGAGTTTGTCGAGAAAGCCAAGGAGATTCGCAGTTTCATCGTTACTAAACTCCTTGAAGAAGCGGAAAACAAGAAACCGGAAGTGCGCTTGAAGGCATTAAAGCTTCTAGGTGACGTGACAGAAGTTGCGCTATTTACACAGCGTACTGAAGTGGTTACGCGCGACATGAGTGACGAGCAGATCGAGGCTGAGATTCACAAGCGCCTGGAGAAACTGACATTCAATCCAGATACGCCGCTGGTTGAACGCATCGACTCGGAAGTGGACGACGTATAGGAGCCCCGATGAGCGCAAGTAAAGCATACCGTCGCTTGGAACCATACAACACCGAGCACGTGCATGTCATACCGCTGTATGACTTGAAAGAACACATCCCATATCCCGAGTGTTGGTGTCATCCCACGGCTGACGACGAGGAATACCCAGAGATTCTCATGCACCACGCCGCTGATGGGCGCGAGGACTTTGAAGACGGGACGAGGGTGCCGTCATGAGTTGGAGAGCGTCGGCATTCATTGTGTTCGCCACGGGTAACTGGCGCCAGTGGGATACTAAGGCGCGTGCTAGGGTCTTGTTGGCTTACTACCAGTTGCAATGACAAAAATAACCGCAATACCGCTTAACAACACACCGACGAAACAAAACGCGTTGGATGTAGTGGAGTCGTTGAAGCAAGCCATTGAAAGCGGGCAGTTGGTAGCGTTTGCCGCAGTTGGTATTGAGGAAAGTGATAACACGAGCATATGGTGTTCTTCTACGCGCCCCGTATCGCGCTTGAGGATGCTCGGCGCTATGCACCACATGCTGCACTCGTATGAAAATGAGTGCTAAATGACACCCCAGAAAATAGAAGTGCTACGGTTGGCGCTTCCTACCATGTCTATGCACGAGAAAGTGAAGGTACTTTCTCTCTTAGAAGAATGGGAGAGGCGAGAAGACGCAAAAAAAGCACGCAACTCTCTTCTGACATTCGTCAAGCGCATAAATCCGGCTTACAAGATAGGACCACATCACAAGATTCTAGCGCACAAGCTCGAAGCGGCTGCGCGTGGAGAGTTGGATAGGCTGGCAACAGCCATTGCGCCTCGTTTTGGTAAGTCGTTATTGCTGTCTCTGTACTTCCCAGCGTGGTTCATGGGTAATTTCCCTGAACAGAAATTGATTATTTCTTCGCATACAGCCGATTTGGCGGTGGATTTTGGCAAAAAAGTGCGAAATCTGCTGGATACGAAGGAGTATAAAGAGATATTTCCCGGTGTTACCCTTGCATCCGACAGTAAATCGGCAGGACGGTGGGATACAAATAAAGGAGGGACCTTTTTTGCGGTAGGTGTAGGGGGTGCAGTAGCGGGTCGAGGCGCTGATTTGCTCATTGTCGATGATCCGTTCTCCGAACAAGACATCCTAAACGGTAACTATGATGTTTTTGACAAAGTTTACGAGTGGTATGCATACGGCGCACGCACGCGGTTGATGCCGGGGGGCCGCGTTGTTGTTTTACACACACGTTGGGCTAAAAATGACCTGATTGGGCAGTTGTTGGATGAGTCTGCGAAGAATCCGGAAGCCGATCAGTGGGAATACATTGAATTTCCTGCGATTCTGAACGAGGGAACCGAAGTAGAGAAGTCTCTGTGGCCGGATCAGTGGTCCTTGGAGGCGCTACGGCGCACAAGGGCGTCGATGCCGACATTCCAGTGGCAGGCGCAGTATCAGCAGTCGCCCACGAGCCAGCAAGGCGCGTTGATAAAAAAAGAATGGTGGCGTCGGTGGACTAAGGAAGACCCGCCAGAGTGTGAATACATAATCATGTCGCTGGATGCGGCGCAGGAAGTCAACAAGCGTAGTGACTTCACGGCGTTGACGACGTGGGGTGTGTTTTATCTTGACGCCGATGATGGTGCGCGTACGGCGGCTATTATTTTGCTGAATGCGATCAACAAGCGCATGGAGTTTCCGGCTCTGAAAGACCTCGCGCTCAAGGAGTACAAGGCGTGGCAACCCGACTGTTTCATCATCGAGAAGAAGTCAAACGGAGCCCCGCTGTCCCAGGAGTTGAGGCGCATGGGGATACCGATCCAAGACTACACGCCCTCGCGTGGAGCCCCGGGAAATTCAAACACTAAGTACGCCCGCGTGAATTCGGTTGCGGACATCGTACGTTCTGGGCTAGTATGGGCGCCCGACTACAAATGGGCCGAGGAAGTCATCGAGCAGTGCAACGACTTTCCTTCAGGCAAAAACGATGACCTCGTGGATACGGTCACACAGGCTTTGATGCGGTTTCGCAGCGGTGGGTTTATTGTATTGCCTTCAGACGAAGATTTTGATACGCCACGTTTTGTGCCTAAACGCAGTGCGGCGTATTACTAAGGAACAAACATGATTGAGAAATCCCTGCCGGCTAGTGGCGCTATTACAGACGGCGTTTATCAGAGTCAGATTACGGACATAACATCTCGTGCTGACCCCGAGATTGAAGTTGAAGTTGTGCTGCCAGATGATGAGGGCATGACGGTTGTAGAGATTGAGCCAGAAATCATTGACTCGCATGACGCTAATCTGCTTGAGACTGTCTTTGCTGGCGATAAAGAGCGTAGAGAGATTCAAGCTAAAGCGACAGAATGGGTTACGTTGTATGAGCAGGATTTGCGTAGCCGTGAGCAGTGGGAAAAGACATACCGAGAAGGGCTGAAGCTGCTTGGCCTGCAGATGGAAGAACGGACGGAGCCGTGGGAAGGCGCGTGTGGCGTCATTCACCCCCTGCTGACTGAAGCGGTTGTCAGATTCCAGTCAGAAGCAATCACGGAAACGTTCCCTGCGCACGGTCCCGTCAAGACACAAGTTATTGGCAAGCAGACACCAGATCGCACAGCGGCGGCGGAACGGGTCAAGGACGACATGAACTGGCGCCTGACCGACGAGATGCCAGAGTACCGTGTCGAGCACGAGCGGCTGTTGTGGAGCCTGCCTATCGCTGGTTCTGCCTTCAAGAAGGTGTACCACGATGCTAGCCGTGGTAGGCAAGTGTCGATGTTTGTGCCGGCTGAAGACGTTGTGGTTAACTACGGTGCGTCTGATCTGCACGAGGCAGAAAGAATTACGCACGTGATGCGACGGTCTAAGAATTGGATCGAGCGCATGATTGCTAATGGTGCGTATATTGACGACGAGATTGGTGATCCTGTTGTTGAGCAGGACGAAACGCAACAGGAGAAAGATAAGGTAATCGGCGTTGATGGTGCCAATTCGGACCAACATACTATCTTGGAGATGCTGGTTGATCTGGAGATTGAGCCGACGGGAGAGGATGAAGACGAGCAGGAGTACGCGTGGCCTTACGTGGTGACTATCAACAAGTCAACGTCAAAAGTTATGTCTATCCGCCGTAATTGGCGCGCGGAAGACTCGAAGAAGATTAAGCTGCAGCACTTTGTTCACTACACATACATCACGGGATTTGGGTTCTACGGATTTGGGCTTGTGCATTTGGTGGGCGGGCATGCTAAGGCTGGCACATCCCTGCTGCGTCAATTGGTGGATGCCGGTACGCTGGCTAATATTCCGGGCGGGTTCAAGACCAGAGGGATGCGTATTAAGAACGACGACTCTCCGATCAAGCCTGGAGAGTTTAAAGATGTTGACATCACGAGCGGAGCGCTCAAAGACAACATCATGACATTGCCATACAAGGAACCAAGTGGCACTCTGTTTAATTTACTGCAAAGTATTGTTGAAGACGGTCGTAAAGCAGCAAATATTTCTGACGCTGCTTTTAGTGACGCTAATCAGAACGCGCCTGTTGGCACGACGTTGGCGCTGATTGAGCGGCAGTTGAAGACTCTTTCGGCTGTGCAGGCGCGCATCCATGCAGCGATGCGCATTGAGTTTAAGCTTGTAAAAGAGTTGGTCAAAGAGAATGGGGAACGGTCATACCCAT